GTTGACGATCACCTAGCAACGCTCCATGAGGTCGCCGATGTTGACCTTTTCGCCGCCCTTGCCCTTAGCTTTCGCCGCCGCCTGCATCTGGGCCGCTGTCATTTTGAGCTTCTTTGGGGTTGCGTGTGCCATTTGGGTTGAGGATATCACAGTTTAACCGAACGGCGAATACGCGCGTTGATAGGGTCGAAGCGGCGGCAACGGCTTTGGTGGTGCCATCGGCCCGGTCTTATATCCCATCGCGAATGACCGCAGCGCGTCCGCCCCGTGCGAGTTGTCGTCGTGAATCGGCTCCCGCGTCAGGCTTCGGTCGCCCGTTTGCGGGTTCACGGTGGCCGTTTCGCCGTATCGATAGTACCGCAGGCGGTTCAGGCCGTCCGCGCACTTGTCCGCGTCAAACCAGCACGTCCCAAGCATTTCGCGTACCTTGTCGATGCCTGAATCCCGAGAAGCCCGCGGCAGGATCTGGACCTTCCGGCCCCGCTGGTGCATCGTGGTTTCGAGCGCCCCTGTTAGCACTTTGCTGGCAGCATCCCACGGGAAGTAGTCCTCACCGTAGCGGTAACCCTTTGCCTCGCATAGGCTTAGGTAGTGGTCCAGCGGTTCGTGCCGAGCCTCGTAGTAGTCGATAACGCGATGCTGGCCCGCAATGGACTGAATGAACCAGACGGCCATGATATCGCTATCCCCGAGATCCCAACCGCATCGGACCACAACGCCGGGAGTGTGCGCAACTTGGCCGATACGTCCCTGAGATTCCGCCAAGCGAAGCTGGACCGCGTAGACGGATCCGGTGATGTTGCGTTTCGGCTGACCCAAGTAGACGTGCGCGAATTCGTCGGGGTCTTCCCGCTCCATCTGCGCTCTTTCCGTGTCCAAGACCTTTGAGCGCCACGGATTGTCTTCGTAGTTGATGACAATCTCGATGAATCCCGCATCAGGTGGCCGCAGGACCGTTTTCTGCCACGTTGGATCCGTTTCCAGCGACGGATTCCACGTTAGCCAGATCTCGGAGCCTTCCCGTCGGACGGTCGGCGGGACTTTGCGCCATGAATCCGAACTCATGGTCTGCGCTTCTTCCACCCAAACGATGGTTGCGCCTTCGAGCGATTTCAACGCGTCCGGGTTTTTCAGCCCGCGGAAGACGATTTCAGTTCCCGTTCCGCGGTGACGCAGTAGCGCCTTCTCTATGTGCCATTGGCCCATCATGCCGAGCGCTTCAATCTGGTCCACTAACAGCCGGTAAACCGAGTCCTTGATAGACTCCATCGTTTCGCGACAACAGACGATGAATTCTTTCCCGCTGGCGCCCTTTTCAAGAAGCGCCCGAGCTACGCCCCATGACTTCCCGCCGTCGCGTCCGCCGCGGATAGACTTCCAGCGTGCCGGGGTGAATAGCGGCCGGAGCTTCGCGGGGAATTGGACTGTCAAGGTTTCCTCACTCGCCCCATGGTCGCATTATCGACCAGCCGGATGTCCTTGTTGGCATACGTCCAGCACTCGCCGGAAGCCACAAGGAACGTTACCCACTGCAGATCCTGATCCATGCCGTAATCGATGACCAGATGCGCTTGCGCATAGCCGCCTGGTGTCCAAAGCGGAATAGGCGGATTGAGTTGCGTGGTCAATTCGGCTCAATGAATTCCAGCCGGTGAGTCACCTGGACCGCGCCACCGTCCGGCCCGCTAAGTGTGGTTGCCTGCGCTGGCTTCGCAATGCAGTAGCTCCCAAGATCCCGCGCCGCCCCCAAGACAGCCTGCGCGTTCCGCAGCGGCTTGCGCATGATCCGAGCCGTCACCAACAAGGCTTCACGCTCTAAGTGGAGCTTGAGCGCCGCGGTGTCCATCGACTCAAGGTCTGAGATGTCCGCCGGCGTGTCCGCGTCATCAGCTTTCGGCGGATGCGGATTCTCTCGATTGTTGCGGCGAAATGCCGGGGAACTTCCAACTCTGCCCATGCGCTTATTGTACGCCAATCGCGAAAACTTGACACGGTAGCCCAAAATGGCTACGCTTAGAGCGTCTCGCGCCCCTCAGTACTAGTTACCTCTACTACTGAGTAGTCTTGGCCCTCCCGCGTTGCGGATCACCAGCGGCTGGTTGTTGGGGCTTTCCCCTATCCACCGAAGCGCACGGCCCGCCCTACTTCCCGCAGCGGCAGCAGGGGTGGAGCGTGGAAACGGGCGCCCTGAAGCTTTTTTTCTTCCCCCCACTGAAGCTTCTGCCCTCAACCATTTTCCCCATCTCTCCCGCTCTTCTCCCCTCACCTTTTTTTTCTCTTTGCCTCACCGCCCACCAGTTTTCGCCTCATGCTGTTTCGCCCGGAAATGTGGCGCCATGTTGCGGCCTTGAGTTGATGCCCGTTCCCGTCCTGAGTCGCCCGCAAAAAAAAATGGCCGAATGTTAACTTTTCTCTTGCATTATCTATGCCGCATAGTTTATGATTGAGATATAGGAGATACACCATGACGAACATGAAAACGAGCTACGAAACGAAGTTGGCAAAGTACCGTGCCACCTGCATCAATATGGCGCGTCTGGAAGTGGTAACGCTCAAGTTTTACGTGGCCAGCGGGGCACCTAACACTGCGGCGCTGTTTGCGATTCGTGCGGCACGCTGGTACTTCTCGGCGTACCCGGAAGCACGGGAACAGGCCTAAACACTCCGAAACGCCTTCGGGCGTATGCCGGTAAATCCGGCACTGATGAGGAGATACGAAATGACAAACTTTGCATCGTGGCCTGTTGTGCCAATCCAGTACGTGAACCGTGAACATCCATTGAGCCGTGCGATGTACCTCACTGCGGAGGCCATCGACGCCAACATTAAGGCGTTCCGCGCAATCCCGGCGACTAAAGCCAATACCGCCAAACGCGATGCGGCGTGGCGTGCCCTGGAGCGGACGGAAAGCGTGCACGAATACATTTTCACGCAACACAAAGTAACGCCGGAAGCATGGATTACTGGCTTCGATTCAGCCCCGGAACTTTGCGCCCTTCGCGGCGGGGTGGTGGCGTAATGGCCACGCCTCACACGTTCTCACCCGCCCAGGCAAACTACATGCTGGCGAGGGCCATCTGGGAAGCGGACACCGACCGCTCCGCCGATACGCTGAACCTGATGCGCGATGCAGCCTTCGGGCTGTTCGATTGGGCCACAGATACAACGCTGGCAAAGCACGGCACGCCTGCGGAACAGAAAGCTGTCCGCCAGGCTATTGCCAAGGTGAAGCGCATGACCACTGTACAGCGCCACTGGATTGCATTAGTTGACCTTTGCATGAAACTGGAGGTGGTGTGATGAACATGGCCAAACTGAAGCGAGATTTTGCGGCAAAGATGGCAGCGTCTGCCGTGATTTCGGTAGACTATCGCGGTCACGTCATCAGCGGGGTGAAGGGTCGGAACTGGTTCGTCAGCGAGTCCGGGCGCGATTGGGTGACGTTCTACCCCTCGCAGGCAAAAGCAAAATCCGCAATCGACCTTTGCTGGGAAACTCGTGGGGTGGCGGCATGATCCCCGCCTCCGATCTTTCCGTCCTGCTCCCCTGCGGTCACTATCTGACGCAGGCGGAGTTGTTCCGGCTGTCTGCCCGCATCATGGGGCAGCGCAGCGCCGGTATCTCGCGGGGACCGCGCCCAGGTACCGGACGGCCCGCAAAGCTTTCACGCTGCCTGAAATGCGGGTTATCGTTCGGGGTCGTGGCCATGCGGAAACACCGCTGCAAGACAGTTTAATTTATTATTGCATTTGCTATTGCGTTATACCTTGCACTTTGCTATTATTTAGTTGTGGCAGACAGCCGCTGAGGAGACGAAGATGACGATACAAGACCTTAAAACGGCAGAGGCGGCACTTGCTGCAATGCAATCGCGACTGCTGGACGCGCAAGCAGGCCGAACCATTTGGATGGAACGCAGCAAGGCCAACGCGAAAGAACTGGACGAGGCCTACGACGCCATGTGCGACATCGCGCAGATGCTGGATTGCGCTGAAGACTGGCCGTCGATCAAGGCCGCGTTGGCGTTAGTGGCGGTGGCGGCATGAGCACCGCTCATTTGCCACCAGAGCGGCGAAGCGAGATCGCCCGCAACGCCGCCCTTGCCCGCAAGGGCGGGGGCAATCGCGGCCCTGCGCCCTGCCACTCACC